TTGCGATTGCGCCCAGTATTTTGCAAAGTTAGCCAGCACCTCCCCTTTCGTTCTGGCAGAGCACAGGCGAGGGTTATCCGCCCCGCGATTGAGGTGTGATGGCATAGCGTTTCCTTGTTATTAGCGGCGGCGGAGGCTTATATGCTCTCGCTTAGCCATTTGTCGGAGAGATTCGTAAGTGCGGTTGAGCTTTCTGGCGATGATTTTTGAGTGAACAGTTCCGGCCATTTCCCTGGCCTGCCTAACTTCCATTGTTGTCCAGTGTCGACCGTTTGATAGCTGATTGCCTCGGCGTCTAAATAGCAGCATTTACGGCACCTCAGCGGATTCCATTAGCTCCGATTTCCGTACTTTATAAACATCCATCGCCTTTTTGTGTTCAGGGTGCCCGAGCAAGCGGCGATCTGCGCTCTTCCAGTATTTCTCCAACTCCTCCAGGTTAGCCTTAGATGCAGCCGTGGTGAATCCTGTAAGGATTTCCTCATTCGGATTTACACCTGAATCAAGCCAGTTAAGCAGAAGCTTTCCTGTTGCTTCCGACAGAACGACAGGGTCAGCATTGGAGAAGAGCTTGGTACGGTCTTTAGTGGCGTTGGCGTGGTGCGATTCATGCACGATATCCAGCACAGTAGTAAACTCATATTCCACGCCGTCACGCTGCTCTGACTTCATGCCAAGCTTGGCAACTTTCTTACGTCCGTTCTCTTCAACCTGCGCCGTTTCCGTCTTGCTTCGCATGGTGGCGATCACATGCATGCTTGTACGCAGGATGGCATCAAGGAACAGGCGATGACGTGGATTTATCTCGCTCCACGCGGACCATGAATTACCACGAAACTTCGTTTTGGCAATTGTATCGACAAGCTCCAGACAACCGCCAACGCCACCCCATTCATGGGTAATGCTGTCGATAATGATGGTGTCGTAACCTGCCTGTTCGGCAGCATTAATGGCTTCTATGAAGCGCTCAGGGCTGAAAGGTGGTTCAAGCTCAAGCACATCAAAATCAGCAATGTCAGAATAAAGCGATGCGCTGCCTTTTTCGGTATCCACTACCGCAATTTTTCCGCCAATTCCTTTTGCAATGAGCAAAGCGCTGTATGTTTTACCTGAACCGCTTGGCCCGGTAAGTGCCAGCCGTAGCCTGGCTTTCTTTCTCATGGCTTTTTCAAATTTCATCGTATTTACCTTTTAGAAGGGCGGATCGCCCAGGAAAAATTTCTGATTCATCTTCTCGATCATGGATAAATTCATGTTCGCCCGTACCGCTTTACGATTTCCCTTTCTGCGGTGGTACAAAGCATCGAGGACGTATTCACGACGCTGCCTGACACTTTGCTCAACTGTTGTTGCAAGGCTCATGATGACTCCTTTTGCGGCTGTTTCTTGCCGACGATTAAATCTTTCATCAGCCGGACAAATGCTTCATCTGACCACTCTTTAACTGGCTTCTGCTGGCTCATCTATCCCTCCGATACCACGGCAGGTTAATTGCCGATTTCATCTCAGCATTGGCCTGCGCCCACATGCGACCATCACCCAGATAGCGAGCAATAACCGCCTTGCTTTGGGCTGCTTTGAGTCTGTTGTGATTAATGCTCAGTGACATAAGGCCTCCAGAGATTTACGAGCTGCACGGATAAGTCGGCGAACAAGCTTGGATAATTCGGATTCAGCGGGATAGAAAGCGGACATGACGCCGCTTCCCGCGAGGCTTAGTTGCATCATGGGTTGCTCCTGTTAGTGTTGTGTTCATTCATCAGCGATAGCGCTCAGGAATGGACGCAATAAAAAACCGCCCGTAGGCGGCTATAAGCGAGTTGCGTTGCGAAGTTGCTGGTATATCTCATGAGCCTTAATTCGCTCGCTCCCAAGAGGCAGGGCAGCAAAATATTTATAAGCCAAAGAAACCGTCTTTTGATGCTGAAAGAGCATTTCTTGCTTCATTGCATCAAGCTCTTCCTGTGTCTTTTCCATACTTTTCTCCAGTTAAAAAATGCCGCACTTAAGCGGCAATAGGGACAACGAGGGTTTATTTAGATCTCAGTGAAAGCTGATGCGGAAGTTACTCGGTGGGTGGTGGGGGTAGCGGCATCCAGTGAGTAAATGATTGAAGTGGGCGCGGCTCAGTATCTTCGTTGGCTGAATACCACATCCTTACGCCTGTAAACGACTCGCTCTCAACAAAATGCGTTTCCACCCAAGTGGTATCAACTGTTGCAACAATGACGTAAACGCCATCCTCTGGCATCCTCTCACTACACCTAATCCACTCCATATCTATTCTCCTGTAGCCTTGCTGATAACCTGATTGACCCATTCCCTATCAAATCCCGGCATAGCAGGCAGAGATGTGTCGCTTGGTACTGCATCAATCCATTCGAGAGCAGCCTGCAGCGCTTCAAGCAATTCAGGTGCTGCGGCTATTAAATGCGCATTAGCAAACTGCTCCTCTTGACTTATATTTTTATGTCCGCCCGCTTCACCCCAATGACCAAACCCTTTGTCTTCCCATGCCTGCAAAATAGCTGTTCTGCTCACCTCTGCGATTTCAAAACCATCATTGTCAGTGATAGACAATTCATCACAGTACTGATGAACCGTATGCCACGGTCCAGGCGTATAATTGAATCCGCTCATCACTCGCTCCTCTGCATAAAAAGGCCGCCTAAGCAGCCTTCACAAACATCTCAATAACCTTTAATGCCGCCTTGGGCCTGTCATTGCAAAGCCCCCTGATAACCTCCCTTAGCTCCCGCATCTTCATTCCACGCCGCGTAGCCTCAGCAAACAACAGTGCGTCATCGATTTGCTTATAATTCCTCCATGCTTCTTTTCTGGCCTGCTCATTCAGGAGCTTTGCATCCTGTAATTGTTTTTTCTTGCGCTTATTTTCTGATGCAAGGTGATCATCCAGTTCCTTATGGAAGTTGCCGCGCTTATCCAGCCGGACATTTAACATGCCGTGGTCAAGTGCCATGATTACCTCGCTGTAATGTTTTCCGACTTGCGATGACCAGCCTGATACATAGCTACTTGCGGAATGCAGATGCTTCCTGCTTCGATATTCGGGCCCGTGTAAGCCTCAGCGGCTTTCAAAATCTGCTTGTGATATTCGGTCTCCGTCTCTACTGCCTTGGCAACCCGGTCCATTGCTTTACGTTTTAACGTGATCGTCTGGCGAACCGGTTTTGCGCTAACCCCAACCAACAGGGGATTAGCAGCTTTCCATTCAGCCTGTTTAGCAGCGCGTTGTTCGCGGCGGCGTTCTTGTGCGTTTGTCATACATCCTCCTGTCAGTGTGTTTTGGTTGTGTGGTGTCGAGCGCTTATCTCTCGATATCCCTGCCGATGGCTGGTAGCTGCTTCTCTACAGGACATGCCCGCTGAGCTTTCACCACACACCAAAGCACATTGCTTCGTGTATTTGCCCTTCTTCAGGGCCATCTGTTAAAGAGCATTCACCGACCTGGTGAGTAGTGCGTCCTGCTGATGGAATAAATATACAGATAAAACTGTTTATTGGTCAACAGATAAAACTGTATATTTTGAGGTAAAAAACTCATCTATCTGTAAAACCTAGGGATTTAATTTTTTGAAGGCGAAAAAAAACCGGCATCAGCCGGTCTTATTCAGGTGTTATTAACGTTTTCGTCGATAGATACGGTGTTCAACCATGGTCCCAATGATTGTAACCTGTTGAATTTCACTATTAATAATTGGATAGTCATTGTTGAGCGGCACAAGTTCGAACTGCTGCCTTCCTGTTTGATCTGTTTTGGTTGGCCGATACTTCTTGAAAGTAGCCTCATCCTCACCGTTTTTAGCAACAACAAACTCACCAGGAGTTGGTTCTACTTCTGGATCAACTAATATGACATCGCCTGCCTTAAAATCAGGTTCCATTGAGTCACCTTTGATTTTCAATGCGAAGCTGAATTGCGATAAGTCCATGTCTGTCATGACATACTCAAAGCTTCCGTCGAATGCTTCTATTGGGGATTTAGTTGCCAAAGCGCCCGCCTGAATATAACTAATCAACGGTATCTTCCTTGTATTAACTTCCTCTAGAGGCATAAATGCCCCGCCATTCATTAGCCATGCCGGATCACTGCGAAGGGCGCTGGCTATGCCCACAATATTGCGTGGTTTAAGTGTCTTTCCATCTTCAATGCTAGCCCATGACTGCTGACGAATACCAGCCTTCTCAGCTGCTTCAGTCTGTGTCATGCCTAGCTCAATTCTCTTCTGTTTGACGCGATCAGCAAGGCTCACAATTTCCCCTATGCAATCTATTACTAGACCTTTCATATTTCCGCATCCCAGCAGGTGTTATTCCATGTTCTCGTAATCAATCATCACAGTTAATACTGTATTTGACAAACAGATAAATATGTTAGAAACTACAGATTAAACTGTGGAGGTGAATTAATGGAAACACTGTCTAGCCGCCTCAAGCAGAAAAGAACTGAGTTAAAGTTATCGCAAACTCAGCTTGCTGAACTGGTTGGCATGAAGCAGCAATCAATTCAACAAATCGAGGCGGGAGAGACACAACGTCCTCGCCTCTTGCTTGAACTGGCAGAAGCACTCAGATGCGAGCCGACATGGCTACTTTACGGTTCTAATCGTAAACGCAAAGCAGCTTAGTAGTATCCCCGCTCTTTACACATCTCCGAGCTGAAGAAGCTCAGTAATCAAAAAGACTACAAATCTAAGTGGCACCCGCCACGGGTTCGCCACGTAACTACTTATTCAACAATGGAATCATACGAAATGGACACTACAACAACACGCAATAAAGCCCGCGCAATTGAAAGCAAGTTATTGAGCAAGATAGCGATTCGTGGCGTTGCGAACGTCGCGGAGTTAATCGGCGTGGACAAGTCGCAAATTACACGCTGGAAAGAGTCGCTACTACCTCGCATGTCGATGCTGCTCGCAGTGCTGGAATGGGGAGTTGAAGACGAGGAGTTAGCGGATCTGGCTAAGCATGTAGCCCGGTTGCTGACAAAAGAAAAAGCGCCGGAGTGCTTGGAACACTTCAGCGCTTAGTGCGAATAACTGGATCAATTCACAGGAGTAATCATGCCAGGAATAACTGGGTTTGTAAACAGTAAGTGAGGCAAATATGGACAGTTACGACTTCAATGTGAACGTCCAAATGCCATCCGATTTCTATGCAGATGACGAGAAATGGATACGAGAAATGTTGCTCCACTTAGACCCGTCAACTCGCAATAAAATCACTACTAAATACGGCGAAATTTTCCAAATTACATGGGAAATGGAGCCGATATCGTACAGAAAAAATAACCGTGCCAGACACGAAGCAAACACGAGATTAAGGGTATTTGTTGACAAATATGCCGCTTACAGTCGCGGGCATGTTTCACCACCTGATTTGCTGCCATCGCACTAGCCAAGGAAACCACCCAATGGAAAGTTCATCCCTGGAAAGTGCAGCAATGCCAAGGTATCCACACAAGCCAAGGCAAAAAACAGCAAGTCAAGGTCAACGGCAGATCGTATCTCCGAGTACCTCACCTAAGGACAAGGAGAGCGATTTGAAAATATCTAATAAAAACAGCAAATTGCGAGAAAAAAAACGACAAAGGTTGTCGGGTTATCCCGACAAAGTCTGTCGCAAGCTTAATAATCAATGAGTTACGGAGGCCTATGAAGGGGTTTATTCGGATGTTCAGGCTTTCAGAGGTTGGAAACCGTCTGGCAGCCATAAGCGAATCCGGGCAAATGATTTACTGGCATCTGCTGGATAACGCGGACTGGCGACTTGGCAGGGTGGAAACAACCCACGAACAGCTTGCATGTTTATTTAACAAATCGGTTCGCACAATCGAGCGGTCAACGAAAGAGCTTGTGAAGGCTGGGCTGGTGAAACACAAAAAGGGGTTCTACGCGATTAACCCTGAGTTTGCCTGGGGGGGGCGTAGCTGGAATATGCCGAAGGCAACCTATCACAACATGAACACCAAAACGGCGCAGGTCATCAACTTTGCTGAGGCATCACAAGCATTGAGTGAGGAAACTGCGGAGAGGATCGGGCGTGAAACCTTGAGGGAGGTTCCAGCCCGTAAACGCAAAACCAAATGAGGTGACGAAATGATTGTATCAGAAACACGCGGTCAAACCAGGGGCAAACCTTTTGACATATCAGGGATGAAGTTCGGCTCTTTGGTTGCAGTGAAGATTGACGGGAAAAAAGGCCGTCAGAACCTTTGGCTTTGTGAATGTGATTGCGGAAATTATCACCATACAACGGTGTATTTACTAAAATCTGGTGGCGTTAAATCCTGCGGTTGCCAGAAAGGTAAGTTGCGTCACCGGCACTGTGTCGGCGGTGCAGCAAGCAGTGAATATTCATGCTGGCGAAACATGAAGCAGCGCTGCTACAACCAGAATAACGGTGAATTTAAAAACTATGGTGCAAGAGGAATCCGTGTATGTGAGCGCTGGTTAAATTCATTTGAGACCTTCCTTGAAGATATGGGCGGTAAACCAAATGCGAGTTATTCGATAGATCGGATTGATGTTAACGGTAATTACAGCCATGAGAACTGCCGATGGGTAACCACAAAAACGCAAAATGACAATAAGCGCCAGAGTGTCATGGTTACTGCATTTGGAGAAACACTTAGCCTCACCTCAATAGCAAGAAAATACGGAATTAATCCCACAACGCTTAAATACAGGCTCAAATATTTGCCTGCTGAAGCAGCCTTGACGCTCTCTAAGCAAACGCGAGGTGGGATATGCTCACGCTAACGCCAAAGGAAAAGCAGGTTGTTGGAATTAACATGCTTAGGTCAGCATGGAAAACCAACAGGACAATATTGTTATATGCACCAGTTGGATATGGGAAAACGTACATCGCCGCTCACATGACTAATGGGTTCGTTTCTAAGGGGATGCGCGTAATGTTTATTGCACCTTTTTGCGTGCTTCTGGACCAGACTGCAACAAGATTTGTTGAGTATGGACTTCCGGCAGAAGAAATCAGCTACGTCTGGAGAAACCATCCGCTTTACGACCCAAATCGATTGATTCAGATAGCGTCAGCCGACACGCTTATTCGTCGTGAATTCCCGGAAAACATCGATCTGCTAATCATCGACGAGGCCCACATGAAGCGCCGTAAGTTGCTTGAAATTATCAAAGACAGCGCAGTGAAAGTGGTTGGATTATCCGGCACTCCATTTGCGACATGGATGGGTAGGTATTACGAAAAACTCGTTAAGCCTACGACGATGAAAGAGCTAATTAGCATCGGCGATTTAAGCCCTTACGAGTTTTATGCACCTGACAACCCTAGTCTGAATGGCGTAAAAACATCATCACTGTCCGCGTTCGGGAATGACTACAACGAAGAGCAACTGGCAGAAATAATGGGCGATTCCACTCTGGTAGGAAACGTTGTTAAGTTCTGGCTGGAAAATGGCGAAGACCGCTCGACCATTTGCTTTTGCGTCAACGTGAAACATGCCAACTACGTCACGATGGAGTTCAACAAAGCCGGGATTAATGCAGAAGTGATGACGGCAGACACGCCGCATGAAGACCGACAGATGATTATCAGCCGCTTTGAAACCGGAGCGACGAAGATAATCGTCAATGTTGGTGTGCTGGTTGCAGGCTTTGACAGTGATGTGCGCTGCATCATTTACGCCAGGCCTACCAAGTCAGAAATACGATGGGTGCAATGTCTTGGTCGTGGGCTGAGGTCGGCCAGTGGCAAAGACAAGTGCCTGATATTCGATCACAGCGGGAGCGTACACCGTCTTGGATTCCCAGACGAAATTGAGTACGACAGCCTGCCTGATAAAAATGATGGCATGAAAGCATCAGGAGGTTACAGCGAGAAGGAAAAAGCGGAGAAGAAGCCAAAGGAATGCACCCATTGCCACTACATGAAACCTGCTGGTGTTTACGTTTGCCCGAAGTGCGGTTTTAAGCCTCTGATGGGAGAAGACGTTGACGTTGATGAAACCCGTGACCTTAAGAAAATGGGGAAGGGTGAGAAAATCTATAGCAGGGAATTTAAGCAGTCCTGGTGGTCACAGATTAAGTTCTATCAGCAGATGCGGTCTGCAACTGGAAAGCAAATCAGTGATGGTTGGTGCGCCCACACGTTCAAGAAAAAATTTGGTGTATGGCCTCGTAACCTGCATGACACACCTGTCGAAATTACACCTGATGTCAGTAATTTCATTCGATCAAAGCAGATAGCATGGGCTAAAGGCCAGCAGTCTCAAAACAAACCCACTGAATCACCAGCAGAGAAAGGCATTGAATTGTTACGTGCCGCTCGCGAGGAAATACGTAATCTGAAAGAGGCATCCCATGAAGACCGTAGAAGCAGTCCTGGGGCGGTGGCCTGAGATATTTTCGCACTACAAGCTACCACCCATAACCGGTAAAAATCATTTCAAGGGCGAGTGCCCAATCTGCGGGAGGAAAGGTAAATTCAGGATAGACAACAAGGATAATCGGGGAACGTTTATCTGCACCTGTCACTCAGGAGATGGCTGGAAATTACTCGAATTAACGCAGGGAAAGGACTTCAAAACACTTGCGAGAGAGATAGACCAGTTAATCGGTAACTCGTACCAGCGACAACAGCAGACAGCACAGCCAGTTCAGGAATACCGAAGTCGGGTAATCACAAAGTTCTCAACCATTCTTCCCTTACGAGATACCCCGGCCCAGCAATACCTCTCATCGCGCGGCATTCACGATTTACCAGCAACACACGTCCGGTTCAACCCTCAGGAAAAAACGCACGAAGGCACATTTCAGTCGATATGGTCTATCGCTACGGACGATCGCGGTGGTGGCTGTTATCTGCATCGAACGTTCCTGAATGGAGGGAAGAAAGCTGATATCACAGCGAACAAAAAGATGACGAAGTTGCAGGATGATAACTATCTGAATTTCGCCGGATCGGTAGCGATAAGGATGTTTCCAGTATCGTCAACGCTGGGTGTAGCGGAAGGGATAGAAACATCGCTCTCCTGCAAACAAATTTATGGCTGCAATACCTGGTCAACGCTTAACAGCAGTTTCCTCAAAAAATTCAGAGCACCAGATGGTGTTAAGCATCTGATTATTTTCGCTGATAACGATCCAAACGGGGCAGGGTTGGCGGCAGCATTCGAATGTGGTCACAGAAATATCCTGCACAACAACGATGTTGAGATGGTAAGTGTCCGTTGGCCTGAGAAGGGAGATTTCAACGATATGCTGATGGATGGGGCGAAGGTATTTCAGCATCAACTCACAAGAAGCAAAGCCGCATGAAACTGCAATGAGAGGTCTTTATGACAGGCAAAGAAATGATTATTCAGTATCTGCAACAACACCCAACCGGCACATTCCAGCTGATCGCATCAGCTAACCGTCCAATCGACAAGACACGCATCAGTTGCGCCATTGTTGAAATGGGTTATCGCGGCGAAGTCATGTTTACTGGAACGCGAAGAAGCAAGGTATATCGCTTGCCAACTGAGGCTGAGAAACCAAAGCCATCAGCAGGTAATTCTATATTCGACGAGTGCCGAGCTAACTGGCCTGGCTATCAGTTAAATCAGCTAATCAGGGGAGTGAGAGCGTGAATACAGATTATTCGTTTTGGGCAATAGTTGATGAAGAAGATGCAGTAGTTTCAGTCCTTCACGCCAAATATGGGGAAGTTAAGGCTATTTTTCCGACCGCCGAGTTAGCACGAAAGGCATTAGAAATTCAGGATGATAGCTCAGGGCTCAGAGTGGAAGGATGTGAAGTACACGGCAAATAACAGGCTCGCAAATCGCGGGCTTTAATTTTATGGAGGATTTATGAAAATTATCAAACTGAGCCAGAAGGCAGTTATTAGCCGACCGGTAGACACAATTATTGGTTGGGAAGAAAGAGTGATTTACGAGCCGATTTACGTTGTCGCTGAGCATATCGAGTCATTCTCATGGGCTGGAAATACTTACCTGAAAATGGCTAGCGGTGAGCGTATCGAAGTGAGCGAGACGGCAGAGGAAGTTATTGCGCTACTTGAGACATCATCATGACAACATCGAGAGAGCAGTTTGAAGCGTGGTTTAAGCGGGAAATTATCGAAACGGAGGACTTTCAGTTTAATGCTTTCAATGATGAAGACAACGAATACACCGTTGGCGAAGACGATAACGAAGATTTGTATCTCAATATTCAGGCGATGTTCATGGCTTGGCAGGCATCCCGCGCCATCATCGTTGTAGAGCTTCCAGCACCATACGACGACGGACACGGAAATTTATGGTTTCCACAAGATGCGACCACTGAAAGAATCTGCGCCGCTGGAATAACCGTTAAAGGAGATAGCGATGCTTAACTCACAAGCAATAGCGCTATTGGTGATGGCTGCCAGTCGTCGTGTGGGAAACCAATCTCGCAGCTCTATCAAAATAGAGATTCCAAAGCCACCAAAATTGCCTGGTGAAATGAGAAATAAATGTTGCCCATGCGGCTCTGGATTAAAAGGAAAAAACTGCGAATGTGGCAAATTTAGCCGGTGAGGTAACAGTGCAAATCGACCTGGTAAAACACCCAGGCGGCGTATTCTCTCCAGTACATGACAGTGACCTCGAACGACTCCAGCGATTCAGGAACGGCGAAACCTACACAGCCGACATCAAGCTAACCCGTAATCCAAAATTTCATCGCAAAGTGATGGCCTTCTTCGGCTTTTGCTTCGAGCACTGGTGCGCCGAACGTG